CCCCAGGTTCCGTGAATTTGTCCGATCGAGTCGATGTGTTCTACGGTTCCTACTTTGCCCGTGTAGTGGGGTTCACCGTCCATCTTGATGATCTTGATCGTGTCGCCGGGTTTGGTGTTCTTCATGGTTAGTTTTCCTCGTCTTCGTTGATGGTGATCAGGTCGTCGTCGTTGAGATCCTTGGCAAGCTTTTCTTCTTCGCGGCGGCGGTTATTGTCCACGACGTCATCAAACCAGCGACCACCGATTTCAAACCTGGGCAGAACGATCTTCGTATAGTCTGCGATATCGGAAAGCTTGATTGCAACCAGGTTCAAGTCATCGGCATAGCAGTTGTCGCCGGTATTTCCGCAGTAGGAATTCATTACCTTGCCAGAGACCACATAGACTTTCTTGCGAAGCAGCTTGGTATAGTTTTCGACCCAGCCGACAAAATCCGGGATGGATTCCAGCTTCAAGCCGGTCATGGTGAGTGCGGAGTCGTCGTAGAGTTCCTTCAAATCTTCGGCGCTGAAAATGTGGATGGTTTCGATTTTGTTCTTCATGATGATTGTCCTTTTGGTTTTTGGTTTACTGATTGTTGTTGAGGAAGTTCTTGAAAGAGGTTTCGGTTTCAATGAGTTTGTCGAGAAGTGCGCCCATGGATCCGGCTTCGCCCCAGCTTGAGTTCTCTTTGATCTTGAAGCCGTCGAGAAGCTTGGAAAGGTTTTTAGCGATTTCCAGGGCTTGCTTGCGACGTTCGTTTGTGAGTTGCTGCGCTTCGGTGAGTTTCATGTTCTTGCTCCTTGTTAGTCTTCGGACTGACCGTCCAGTTTTGTTGTACGATCAATGATAGAGAACCGGTTTGGTTTCGTAAGCCCCCTTTTCGACTGCAAATTTGCTGCGATTTTTTGCAGCTAAAAAAACAAGCCCGGGGGCTGATTCCCGGGCCTGCTCGTTTGTCTAGGGCTGTTCTTCGTTGTACATCTTGAAGCATTCTTCAAGCGTATATTTCAAGGGCTCGATATGTTCGTCCCTTTCGATTTCCAAACCGTGTGGCAAGAGCAACTGGGAAATTTCTTTCATGGAGAAAGAACCCCATTCGAATTCGTAACCGAGTTCTGCCAGGCCGAAGAGCAAGATGTCTTCCATTCTTCGGAATTGGAACTGCTTATCTACTTTCTCGTAGGGCTGGTAGCCATTCTTCTTTCCGACTTTATGAAGGTAGTCTGCCATTTCGGTCACATACCAGGTCCCTGTGCCCGTCGGGTTGAAATACCTTGCAATCACCTTGGCTTTCATTCCGAGGCCATCCTGGGAGCGATACGGATGGTTTATGAGAGCCTTTTCGATTTCGGGCGTGAAGAACGGCTGGAACCTTTCGTGAAGAGTCCCTTTCAGGTAGCGATTGAGAAACAGGTCGATTTGGTTGAGTCTCACCTTGTCCGGTTTACCGTCCTTGAGCAAAATATGATCCCTGGTTCCTACAGCACGCTGGTAGAAATCTTCATACTCTTTCTGGACTTCTTTGTCCGTGAAAGTGAAGTACACAAAAGCCGTGGGCAACTTGCTTTCGATCTTGGCTGTCATGTGAATTTCGCCCTTGTCCATGAACTTGACGGGCTGAAGGCTGCGATAAAAGATGGATGCAGCTATTTTGTCGGTGGTTGGTTTTTGGATTTCCATTTTACTTATCCTTTTTGATGTTGAACTTGAACTTGAGTTTTTCAAGTGTTTCGTCGTCCAGAGCCTTGGGCTTCTTGGACATGATGTTCTTTCGTCCGGTGGTTCGGAATACGCCCTGGACGGAGTAGAACTTGTCATAGGGTGTCGGGAACGGAATTGCAGGTTTTTGCTGGACCTCCTTGGATTTTTCGGTTGAGATCTGATTGGCGAAGAACTTCAAGAGAAGCGCCTTCTGGTCGCTGGTCTCTATACGGTTCATGAAGTTGTTCCAGTTCAGATAGTTGTTGAGATACTTGGTAGCGACACCACGGAAGGGCTTTAGGAAGTAGTCGATGTTCGAATGGTATGAGTTCACGTTGTTGATATGGAACGTTGCTATGGCTGTTTCAAGGACTGCTGCCTTGTGGTTCTTGCTGGGCTTTAGCTGAATGTTGTGTAGTTCGAGCTGGTCGGCTACGCTTGCATATTCTGCGTTGCCGTCGGTACAGATGATCGAGTCAGGCTCTATGCGACCCTCGAACAGGCCCATGAGTTCTTTTGTCGTAGGTGCTGCAAGGTTTGTCGCCCTGGATATTGCACCTACTTTGTTCGCGGGCTTGTTTCTTTCGATAGCACAGGGAACGCATACGAATTCTTCGGAAAGACCCTTGCCCTTCACGTCGTTGCCACGTTTGTGTGGCTCACGATGAAGAAGTCTGGACCCCTTGAAAGAGACCTTGAAATAGGTTTCATCAGCTTCTACTACGCCGCCCACGGTGACTTTGTTCGCCAGGTCCATCAGGGTGTCTAGAAATTTGTGACGCCATAGGAAAGCCGTAGTCTTGGAAATGCCACAGATCTTTGCAGCCTTCCGGATTGAGACCCTGTGCAACATCAGCTCGATGTACTTCATGTACTGTTCAAGATCTTTCTTGTGGCCGTTGAAGACTGATTTTGTCGTGAGGTTGAAAGTTTTCTTGCAATCGTAGCACAGGTAGCGTGGATTGCCCTTATACTTGCCATGAGGGCCGATGTGGGTAGTGCCACAGTGAGGGCAGCAGATCCCTTCTTCGAAACGCTGGGTTCTCATTAGTTCGTCGAAGGTCTGTTCCGGGGCAGTTTCGAAGTTTTTCAGGTCGTCACTGATCCCGCTTAGGAACTTTGCCCTTTCTGCAGGGCTGCATTCCTGGTAAATCTTTTTGAGTAATTCGCGATTGTCCATCGTTGTACGCTCCGTTTAGTTTCGTTGTACAACAATGTTAGAGAACCACTTTGGGGGCTAACGCTACCGATTTGCAGTATAAAAACTGCGGTAATGCTATTTGTTTACTGCGTCAAAAAGGGTGATTATGGGAAAAAAAAACACAAAATCAGTGTTTTTTGATTGAGTCCATTTGGAAAAATGGTTGAATATAATTAGTTTACCGAGAGAACCTCATATAAAGCGATTATGAAAGAAATTGTTATAAAAATTTTCGTTTCCAATTTCAAACATTTTGAAAAGCATATAGTGACTAATGATTACATGCACTATGATACTCCAGATGCATTGACAGAGGGACCCCGATTCATTTATCCGCGACTAAAGAAAATTGACAAACAGGATCACATTCAGTTCTTATTCATATACAAAGAACATTTTTTCTATTCCACAAATCAATTTGACAGAGAAGTGCAAATAACCCCTATCACGTTTGTGGGTCAGAATATTCCGTTCAGAGAATGTGAATTTGAATTGATATGTAAAAAATTAGCTCGATTATTCAGATGCATGGTTGAAATGATTTTGACTTCTGAAGATGGTTCACAAACGGCTTATTTGTACGAAGACAATGAAAACCTCACAGAAGAACATGCTTATTTAGAGGCGTTTGAAAAGGATTTCATCCCTCGATATATGTTTGAAAACCATAGTGAACTCTATAGTTTTTATCAAAAATACCGTGCAAGAACATCCAGCATAAACAATAACATCGAAGTATTCAAGACACTCGACAAAATCAAATAAGGTGCAAGGCTATGAAAAGTGTCACCAACATTATAAAGCGAATAAAACAGCTCGAATTTTCTGCATTATGGCAAAACCATTGCAAGGATCCTGAAGGCTTTATTCAGAATCTTTACGATCTAATAGAACTAAATGAAGATGGCTATATCACCATTTATCAGAATAAGGGACATTTGAATACAGCATACGTCATGCGTGATGTTTTGTATATCTATCACGAAGACGACATCAAGGAAAAAAGAATTATTTGGGAAATGCCTTATGTCGAAACCAAATTGATTGCTTTGCAGATGCCAAAAGGAGAGAAAGAGAGAAGTCGGGCATATTTGGATTATGAACCAATAGATTGGCAATCTGTCCAAGAAGGTCCTCTAAGTAGACATCACGTTGGCAATTATCCTGTTGGCGTAATTCTTATTTACTTTACTAAGGCAATGAAAGACTTTGTTCCCGGTGTTCGAAAGTTTATACAGTTCTTTATCTCGTATCTTGCAAATACATCTTCTAACTATAAGAAAATTGTCAAGGCTATTGAAAGTTTATTTGAAACTTTTGATGATTTTGATACACTCTTGAATGGAGGTACAGGCAAAGTAGTGACTTCAGGACCCGAAGATCCTTATGAATCAAAAAAATCGAAAAAGCCGGAAGTCGATTATGATTATCTGACAATGCCGAAAGTTGGGCCCGTAAAAGCCGTCAATAAATTACCCAAATTGATTGAACGACTTAGGGAATTGAAGAAGAATCCAAACATGTGCAAACGAGACACATCTCGTTTGGATAAAATTATCGAAATGATACAGCTTGTTGAAGATACAATAAAAAAAGATCCTTCAACAACTAAAATGACTCGTAAGCAAATCATGAAATCACTAGAAATGAATAAGGACGCTTTCAATACTATGCTAAATAAAGCCCAAGAAGAGTATGACAAGCTTACTATTCGTCCTTATTTGCCCAACTACAGGCCAAGTTCTGCAGCCAATAATAAAAATGTTGAAATCGACAGGAAACTTGATCAGCTAATGAAGAAGCACTTTACAACTGAATTCTTGAATGCAAACTGGCTTGATTTTGCAAATGCTAAAATGGGAACTAGGATAGACTAGCAAAAGCTAAATAGTGTTGTGAAGCCCTCAGGCATAGTTGCTTGTGGGCTTTTTTTATAAAAATCCGCACTTTTACCAATTTGCTGGATAATATAAATGAGGGGGACTGCTTTGTAAAAGATTTAGATTTTTTATGCAATAAAAAACTTAGATCTTTTTTTTATAAAAACCCGCACTTTTACCAATTTGCTGGATAATATAAATGAGGATGAATGGATTGTTTCTACCTCCTTGTCAATCCAACTCATTCTCAAACTCTTTATAAGCTCTGCTGAAAAGCAGGGCCTTTTTTTATGGAAACAAAACTAAACCGCCCGAAGAAGGCAAAGGAAAAAAACACATGAAAAAAATAAACGTTCATATACTTGAAGGCGTTTTCAACGCAATGTACAACACTATCAAAGATCCAAACTGTTCTCACAGAAATTTTATTATAACTAAAAAATTTCTTAGTCAAAGTCCCAATCAAATGCAGGGTCTGACAGACTCTGAATTTGACGAAATTCGAGAAGATTTACGAAACGGACTGTTATACTATGATATTCTGAGTCTTGTAGACATGCCACAAAGTAAAACTTGGGTTTACGATTTCTTTATCGAATGTCTTATCTATAAACTTTTCGGCAAACCCATTGACTTCTCTATTCGTAACATTGCTACTATAACTTTCAAAACAGAACAAGATCTAAATAGATTCTGCTACAAATACACAAACGCAAGTCCAGATGATTTCTGGCGGCTGCAAATCGGCGATGTAATTGCATACAATTTAGATCCAACTGAAAGCGAAAAGCTCAATCGAGAACCTGATTATCCTGTAGTGACGATGGTTTGTGATGACAATAAAATTATCCTACAACAGCGATACGCTTTCGGCCCATCGATTGACTTCGATCAGCTTCGAAAAGATTTGAGTCAATTCGAAGCAGAACTTCAAATCCACTAATAAATTAGCGAAAGGCCTTGCAGCAATGCAGGGCCTTTTTTTATGGAAAATCCGCATTTTTACGGATTTTCTGGATAATAATAAATGACGAGACATGGTGTCTTGCCACGGTAAACTAGGGACTCCGTCATGTCCCTTCATTTCTAAAAGGAATAACATAATGAATAACGAACAAACAACACATTCTGTAGAAGAAGTCTTCGAATCTAATCCAATGGTTGATGCAGTAATAAATCTATTGATTACTTACACAGATTGCTACTGCGCAGAAAACGCTTTCGACTATTATATTGAAGGCGAAGAATCTGAAGATGGTGTAAAAAAATGGATTGACAAGCTTATTGACGAACATCAGTTGGATATGCTTATAACCGGAACTCATCCGTCTAGCGCGTATTCTCAGCAGCTGCTTATGATCGAGTTTGAAAATCGTAAATATAAAGACGTTTTGAAGTACCTTGACCAAAAGAAAGCTGAACTGGAAGCGCAAAATTCCATTGAGAACCAACTATGAGCTAGATAAAATCTAATCTGGTTCATCAAAAGCCCGAGTGCACTCGGGCTTTTTTTATTTCCCCAAAAAAGCGAAAAATGAAACTTACCTCGTATAAATAAAATAGAAGGTTGGAATGGTCCACCTTATAAAAATAAATGGAGATAATATGAGAATAACGAAATTTGACCCTCAAAATATACAGCAAACTCAATCCCTTACAAAGAAATTCTGTATGCCAATGGATAAGAAAGGCTTTATCAAGTGGCGTGGTAAGGTAAGGAGAACCAGAAAGAATGGCGGTTCTGTCACTATAGAAACAGACACAAAGCAATACTTCAGACAGATTCAGGGATTCTATCAAGCTAAACACAATAAAAAATACACTCTTGAAGATGTAGCTACTATCTGTGAACTCAGATATATGGCTGCTCGTCGTTCACTAAAGAATGCCGAAAAGAATCAGCTTCAATTGTCCGATTATCAGGCCGTAATCATCATTCTAAATAAAATCATTTCTGATACTGAAGATCTATACTATAAAGTTATGGCCAAGATTGAAGACATTGAATACGCGAAATTCCAAGCAGAAATGGCTGCTGAAGATGAGGCCGCCTAGTGACAGATGAAGGCAAAAAAGCTTTATCTGACGCTGTCAAAAAAAGATGGCAAGAACGCCGGGAAGAACTTTCCCGGCGTATGCGCCATGCAAAGTCTACAGGCATAGAAATTTCAGAAACGGAGGACTATGCTTCCTATCAAAGGGAATACCAGCGAATTTATAGGGAGAAACACCCTGACTACTATAAAAATCTAAAAAGTCACAAACAAACACAATAAACCGGTCGAAAGACCAAAGGAAAACACAATATGGGTATTGAAACCTGCACACAAACAATCATCATAGGCAAGAAAGAAGAACTGACCAAACTGTATAAAATTCTTGAATCTATGCCAGATAAAAACGTCAGCGGAAGGCAACAGAAAGCCTTCAGGGATAATCCGTTGTACAACGGGAAAACTGGTCCGCAAGACAATGGTTATTTTACCATGAATGATGTCGTGTTATGGAATGCTTCGGATCTTGATTCAAAATTCGGCGACGAATATTTCCTCGCTATTGACAGTACAAGTTGGAATGGCTATGTGAATACAGAACTGTTCCTGGAAGTAAACGATATCAACTTCGATCAACTAATCGAATCCCTAGGGAACGATTACGAACCATTTGCGATTACTTGGCATGTCATCAACAAAATAGCTGGTTATAATGAATCCGTACAACTGATTGACGAAGGCGTTCTGCCGAATGACCCTAGAAACGATGTGGAACCAAGCAAACAAATCCAAGAAGGATCTCGCATAATGTCCAGATATGCGGATTATAAACCGATATTGAAGAACAACTGCGATGTTGAACTGGCCTTGGAAAATATCGAGTAACTTCTGGTAAATGAAGAACCCTGTCGATAATTTACCGGCAGGGTCTTTTTTTACTATATAGGAGATAACACAACATGAATACAAACGATTCACATAATATATATAGCAGAATCATTTCGGCAGTTCACGAAAATAAGGGCCAGTTGCACTTTATCAAGGACTTACCCACAGTGAAGGGCGAATACTTTACCCAGGATGATTTCAGAAACGACGTCACAGATGAAGAATCCCTGGTAAAGCTTTTGGGTCAGAGGTGGAAAGTAAACCTGGCCTTGCTCGGTTCTTTTGTGGATCTTTACCAGTATTTGACCGGTCGCCAGCAAATTAGTGAAATTCCAATTTCTTCGACTTCCAGGGTTCTTGTCGAAATCTACAAGGACCACAGAAATGTTTCCAGGGTCATCGAGCTCGCATGCAAAGTAGATTTGCTAAAGTGTACCAGTGATAAGTACAGATTTGGTCAGTATGAAACTTACTCCAGGCTGTACATTTACAATAAGCAAGTCCAGGATTTGATCAAGAGTCTTATTGCTAAGTACAATATCAATTTCACTAAGTATATAGTCAAGAATCATATATTAGATACTTCTAACTACAATAGTGGACACGAGTTTACTTTTGACAAGGAAAAGCACTACAACGTGATCTTTTCATCCAGGCTCAGGATTCCAAACATGAAGGATGAAGAATGCCTTGAAATCCTGTATAAGCAATACCCAATGCTTGCAGACTATCAGCTGGTCGCCGATGAAATGAACCAAACCTATTTGGTCGATGTACCAGAGCAACAGATCAAGTTTAGGCCTACCATAAACAGATCCAGGGGCGGTTTCATTACTGGCATAGGCATTCGAGCGACTTCATCCGTTTGCAGTCTCAAAGAGCACGAAAACGAGAACGAAGACTACAAGGGAATGTGGCGTAAGGACTACCTGAAAAACTATCTCGGGCAAACTTACTACAGCTATGACGTAAAATCCAGTATCTACAGGGTTTCCCATCTCATGAATTATGGCGAATGGGCTGATTCAAGCATAGACTTCTACGAAGGCATTTACGGTCGTAAGTTTAGTTCGCCCGAAGAAAGAACCCTGTTCAAGGACTTTTGCCAGAGACTGTATTTCGATTCTGCAAACGCGATCTATGCACACACTAAGCCTTGTTATGCTGATTTGCTTGCAAGTGGCGTTTCTGAAACCGAGATCAAGCAGGCCATTTCCGAAATGAAAGGCCGGATGGAATATGCCTTAGGCAATTTTGCCATGAACAACGAAGTCTTTCTGCATGAGTCTTGCATTTACCTTGATCTGGTAAAGTATCTCAGGGATAACGGTTGCAAGGTGGTCCAGGTTTATGACGGTTTCTATTCTGATCAAGACATAGCTGCAATCTGTGAGAAAGAATTACCTGTTATAGCAGAAAGGTACTATAACAGGTATATTGATAGTCTAATTAGTATGTAGGTATGTATCTATCTACAATAGTGGACACGAGTTTTTATTGGTTCTCTGGTGCAAGCATGTAAATGCAAGGGATTCCAGTTGGAACAGAATTCAGCATGTCCGTATTTGGGTTATCCCAGCCGGATCCGGTCTGTGGGAACTGTCCACCATTTCTGATACATACAGAATAGCGAAGTGAGTCACCGTCAAATGATGTGGCTAGTTTGTTGTAGGAAACAAGCTGGACGCCATAGGCACAGATTCCGATCCAGTAGTCAGTATTTCGCTGGATGGTTGCTGACTGGCCCGGTTCTGTTATCATATCGAGTTCTATAGGACCCTTCCTAGTAATCGCTGACCATGGGGTTTGAGCCTTTATCGTACCGTCAAGGGACATCAGGCAAACTCTCATTTTTCCGGTTCCGTTATAGTTCCAGGCCTTCATCTTCGAAACGGTGCCGCGGCCAAGTGTGGTGACCCTGAAATAATAGGTCGAGGTGTTTATTCCATAGGAATTCCATGCACCTGTAGAGCTTCCCCAATCAGCACCGGTAAAGCCCACGTTTCCGTTTTCGTTCATTAGGAAAGTCGTCATGAGCAACGGGTTCTCAATGACTGATTCCGTAATGTCAAGGACATATTGACCGTTCGTATTCGTGGTAAACGATAAGGAAGAACCCTGGGCTGCAACTAATTTGCTGGAGAGATACCCCGGAGTATCAGAACCTTTTACCGAAACTTTTCCGTCACCGCCTCCACCGGGGCTTGCTGTGACCCATTCAAGGCCAAAAGTATTGTGGTTGAAACCTAAATACTGGTTTGGTCGATTGTCTTCCAAAGGTGGCACCAGGTAGCCCATATCTCGTCCGGCTATACTTGCCATCGTATAATTTGGATATCTTGACCCATAGACGACCAACTGACCGGAAACAGGATTTTCTGCCCATGGTTTATAGACTGAAACACCCGTCGGGAGATCCTTCAAAGAAAGATCAAAATAGTAGTGATCATTCAAATAGTGGGTCTGAACGTCGATAAATTCGTCACCGTCTATATGAATGTATTTTGCCCCTTCGATTGACACACCGTTTGGCGGTTGGATATCCCTTGTAGTCCATAGCAAATTCTCGTCAGAGTCATAGACTTCAAGGCGATAGACATAGTTCTGGGACACATAAACTGTTGCCCTTCCGTTATTATCCAGGATGATTTCTTTTGGATTCTGGGTACTCCCGGACGCGTCAGAATAGGTCATGGCGGATTTGTCTGTAGTTGAATTGTAAAAGACTTTCAGAATGCCACCGGTCAAGATGGCTCCCTTCTTATCCTGAAACTGTAAATTGCTGTCAAATAGTAATGCTAACATAAAACCCCCTTACTTCTTTTCCAGATGTGCAATGCTGATCTGGATCTGTGTCAAAATGTCCCTGATATCTGCCAGGATCTTGTCCGTGTTATTCAACCGAGTTTCACACTGTACGATCCTATATTCCAGAAGTTCGTTCTGTCGGTCGCGTTCATTCTTCGTTGTAGTTCGTTCGGAATGAACTTTCAGATAGGCCGCGAGCGCGGTCAATACAGAAATCAGGTATGGAGCGATTTGCTTGGCGATTTCTTCCATCAATGCCCCCTATTGCAGGTATCAACTTGCATAAAGAAGTCATCGTTGAAACCGAAATTGCTGATGGTGAACCTGTGTGCGAAATAGTCGTTTGTGTTATACTTTGAAATTCCGTAATCATCAGTTTCATCTTCATAACGGAAACAGTAAACCCAAGGATTGCCGGCAATAGGTGAAAGCTTCATAATGTATGGTTCATGAACGAATTCTTCTGTACGCCATGGAATTCCAAACGAAATAAATCTTACATCGTCAATTCTTTTGCCTGTAGTAGAATCAAGGTGTCTCCATTCATTACAATAGGTTTGTAGGCAAGTTCCAGAATTTCCCTGCCAGGTCCAAGAATGTTCCATTGGGCTGTCATGCAAGTATCTGTAATCTTGAACAAAGACCTGAACGTACAAGCCGTTATAGCTACTGGAAAAGAAAGCGTTGTTTTCAAAATGGCCATTCAGTTTGACTTGACTTTCCTTGTTCTTGCTTGCCAGCTTGATATAGGAATTGGTAGTGAATGTATTGCCGACAAACACACAGGTAATCTTTCCACCTTCTGACTTAGGCCATACAATTCCATTTACTGTACAATAGTACAAGTGAGTTGTATATGCTTCGATGTTCCCGTCAAACACACCATTTCTTGCTGAAAAGACATCTAGGCAGTTTATCGCCGACAAAATATGTGAATCATTTATGATGACTGTCGCAGCTTCAATGTTTCCGGAAACAGTAGAGTTGTTGATGGTCAAATTCTCAATGCCATATACAGACATATCCAGATTGTTGATTGTACAGTTTTCTATTGTCAAATCACATCTTGGAGATACTACTGCAAGGTTTTGGATTGTCCCATTTGAAATTCTCACGTTTCTATCTGAACAGTCAATTTCTACAGACCCTAGCGAATGACCTTGCAAATCAATAGGTTCATCGTTGTTTATGCAAATGGCGAAATAATTCGCTTCATTAGCAAAGTTGTCTATATGCTTCGTACAGTTGGTTTCGATGGCATTGGCTGTTCCTAAAACGAACTTGTCCGAGTATTCCATATTCTTGAAATGAGTGTTCTTGCTGAAACCATTCCACCATACAGTTGTTGTTCCATCTGTTGCGTGGAGCTTTTCACCGATGATGTTGCAGTTTTCTAAAGTCAGTGAACCACCGTTTTCTGCGGTCCATTGAATTCTGCCACCGACAAACTCAAATGTCTTATATTTCGCAAACACCTTGTTTTTGAGAACGTTGTCAATTCCATAAGAATCAACTACTAAATGTTCCGAGCCACAGGTGATGAAAGATTCCAGGTTCGGGAACCAAGAATACTTTGCCATGGAATTCGCAGGCAAAAGAAACTTTCCAATATACTTGTCCTGGTCTTTCTGGGCTTCGCCTAAAACTGTTACTCCATTGGTGATGACAGCGTATTTGTCGCCAAAACAGGTTTTGTTATCAACGATTATTGATCTTGATCTTCCATTTGAATTGGCCGCGATAAAGTCTGTAAGTTCATAGTTACCAGTAGCGAACTTTATGCAGTTTGGAACATTGATGGAAAAGAGAGCCCCTAAGGTTTCTGGGCACCTTGTGAGCGCGTTCATGTTTTCCAAATGTCCCGGATAAACCCCGTAGTATTCGGATGGAATGAACGGCAAGTCATTCACCAATAGCCAACGACCCTTGGAACTTTTGTTGCTTCGGAAAACATAGCCATTATCGACAGTGTCAATGGATTCACTGTCCCAAACGAAAGTTCTTGAACCACAGTCAAATGGTGTATGATACCCTACGACATTGACAGAACCTTTTTCTGGATCAACATCAGGCAAGCTAGTCGCTGTGTATATGGTTTCAGAGTCTTTTGCAGAATCTATTCGGCCCTCATAGTAGGAATTACAAACTTCCCACATTTCTTCGCGTTCGTCGCTCTTTGGGTCACTATAATTTCCAAGGTATTCTTCAACCACCATGGAATAGATCTGGTCATCGAGAATTACTTCATATTCAGGGAATCCGAAAGAGTCTGTATAGATTGGATTCTGGGCAGCCACAAGGCTTTTATTTGTGTCATACGTGTAAACACTAGCCTTTTGGTTTGTGTCCTTCTGGAACACGTTTATGCGTCCGTGTGCAGGCTTGCCGTTTTTGGTAAGAATTGGTTTTGAATTCAAAATCGCCAACATTATCTAAACACCTCCATGATCCTTTCCGTATTTTCAGCCTGGATCTTTGCTGCTGCTCTCGCGTTTTCCCCCTGTTGCTTCATTGCTTCTTTTTCGATTTCCACAAGTCGATCTTTTTCTTCGCCCTGTGCGTTTGCCTGTAGCTTCATCATTTCTTTCTGCAAGTCGGCTTGGATTCTCATTTGTTCGATCGCTATATTGGCCTTGTTATTGTTTTCCATGGCTACGATCTGAACCTGTGCTTGTTGCAATTCTTTTTGTAGTTCCTGGTTCTGTTGCTGTTGTTGCTGTAGCTGCTGCTGGAACTGCTGTTGCATTTCTTGCATTTGCTGCTGGATTCTTTGGACTTCTGGATTCAAGCCTTCAAAAACAGCCTGGTTGAACCTACGGATAAACTGATTGTCGTCCATAGTTGAAGTGATTGCACCGACAAGATCGATTCTCTTTTCTTCGGGTACTAATTGGGTAAGCTGGAAAAGTTCGGCTCTTGCTGTCTGTCTCTGCATTTCATCTTCCGGGCCCTGCTCTACTCTGACTTCCAAATCGTAGCCCATCAGCTGTAGGAAAACGGAACCGGCAGACTTGAAACTTTCTTTCAAGTTGTCGAAGAAATTTCTGACACAGTTCGTGAAGGTCTTTGCATTTAGCAAGGCCTCCGTTGCAGTCATTTCCACCTTAGTGTCCGGGATTCCTATTGACTGAACACCGGTAATGCTTTGCATGAGACCTAAAGAATTCTGGAGAACGCTTGTAAGGTCTGCATATTGGATGGTCATGTCCTGACGCTGTGGCGGTTGGTTTTCTGCCTTTCTGTCATCGTACTTGTTGTAGATCAGTAATGGATTTAGGGACTTGTCGAAGTTCTTGTAATACTCTTCGTAGCCTTCCAGGGCCTCTTTTGTTCCGATCCAGGCATTCTTAGGGCTCTTTGCCAAACGTTCACATAATTGCGAATATGTGTAGTCTATGAGCTTCTGGATGGGTCTGACTTGACGAACTATGCCCTGATAGCTGATCTTGTCGTCTATAAAGATTTCTTCGCCGTAAATTGGAATTACGGGCAAACGATCCATAATCAGTTCAGTAGGTTCTTCCACTAAACCGTCATTCAGTAGCTTGTATATGGTGACAGAACCCTTGTTCTTGACATAATAGGTAATGAGTGGCATTTCATCGTCGCTGTAGGATTCGCTAATGTCAAACAGCGGTTTTTCGTTCTTTTCCGTGACAAATTCATCGCCGTAGGTATTTCTTATCCAGTCTTTTGACTTGATATCCACTATGACACACTTGCAGGCGTCTGATCCATCCGTTTCGATAGAATCCGGGTCAAAATAAACGTTGGTCACTTTCGGTATTGAGTAGAGAGTAGGAACGACATTTCCTGCTTTGTCCGTGTCAGTAGAGAGAACAATAAAGCCCAGGCCGAATCCAATCCCGTTTTTGAGAGCCTTCACGACATTAGACCTGACTGTAGATTCGTTCAAGAACCTTGTCGCAATGTCGTTGACCTGTTCGTCCACAGTAAGCCATGAAAATGGATTTGTGGAATACTGGTTTGTAATGGACCTAATAGTATTTGAAACTATATCGACCTGGCCTTTCATTCTTGACTTGCCAAATCGTTTGTCATCGCTGTCGTCAAAATGGCTCCCATACAAAAAAGCACGGTCTTCTTTGATTCGATCAAAAAAGTCCGTGTAGTATTCGTGAGAGCGTTTCTGGAATTTCTTGTAATCTTCCAGTAAATCCTCAATGTTCTCAATCATAAAACCCCTCGGGCGAGGCCATAATTCTGTAACGCCTGCCACGAATTATTTATGACTGAGGGCTTTTTACTTTTTTAGTTTGCTAGGGTCGAATGTCGCCTTTATAACTCTTTTACCTTCGACCGGTGCAGGGGTTGGGACAGCTGTTGCTGTTGGTGTTCTGGATAACATTTGACGGACACCTTGTCTGGCCGCTGCCTTCTTATATCCTGGACTAGCTTGTTCGAGGATATCGAAAACTCTTGCTCTAAAGTCTTCGTCCACAATATCATGCCATACGCCATCATCATCTTTTACCAGCCACTGTTTTCTTGTATCGCCCAATTCTGGGTGATGATATTTCAAACCCCATGTACCATCCTTGAAGATGTTGTGGATATCGTTTCTAAGCCATTTGAGAACGTCGCTATAGTTTGAAGCGTCATGACGAATTAGAGCAGCGTCCAAAGCGTCCTCAGCGCCCAACTGATTCAAGGGTACGTTTTCGTAGTTGTGGGGTTCAAACTGTGCGATTCTCGCGTCTATAGCTTCCCTGATTCTGGGGTATGCTTCGTTGCTGGAGAACTTGCTGTCATCAAATTTTTTGGGTGCATGAGGCTTCGCTATCTTACCTCGTGCAACTCTCTTTTCTACTTGTTCGTTTGCAATTTTAGCAGCACGTTTTGCCCCTGGAGCGGGAATGGCTGCGAACATGGCAAGACCCAAATCACCTGCACTAGGGAGTTCTCCGGTTTCATTCCAGTTTCTATACTGGATTGCACCAGGGACAATGTCATCTTGCAAGTCTAAAAATGCGTCGTATAGTCCATAATTAGGCTTGTTCATCAACCCGTACAAAGAAGTATAACCTGGAACAAGAGAACCTATTTTGTAAATGACATTTCCAAGTTCCTTGTCTAAATCCAGATTTCTTCGGTATTCGTCGGCCATTCTTTCGCCAAGTTCTTCGTAGTCTATGTAATCTTCTTCCATATTAGTAGTCCCTCACCCAACGACATCTACAGTTGTAGCGTCCTTCTCTATCTTGTGCGTGGCCGTACCAAACAGGTTTTGGTCCATAAGCCACTTGTCCATTCATTTCCCTGCATTTTTCACAGCACTGGGGATTTGCAACAAAGCGCCATCTATGGTGAGCCTTGTGTCCCCTGGAGCTGAGTCTTCCGTTTTCAGAAAGCATGTCTCTTATTGATCTCTTTGCAGCCATTTATTCCCCCAAAAAGTTTATATTGCCCCATCTTTCAAAGGCCTTGCGTTTATTTCGATTGTATTCATCCTCAGCCTGTTTCTCTTCGAGAGCTTCCAAGGCTTCACCAATGTAAGGCAACATCATGCCAATTCTGGATTTGTTGTCTGAATACACGTTGTCACCAAGTTCGTTTACCAGAAATCCGGCAGAACCCTGTTCCATTTGCCTTTGAGTAGCTGTCTTTGCGCCTTCTGCTATTGGATAGCCGGATTCACGATAAAGAGCCACAAGATCTTCGATGGAGTATTTGAATTTCAAATGTTCTTTTTCCGTAGGTGATAAGGTCTTTTCGAATTTGGCGAACTTTTCCCTAAAGTTTTTCCCCGGTTGAGAAGCTATTCCACGAAGAATTCTGTCTTCATACAGGCTTAGTTTACGTGCTCCAGGCAAATTCTTCCAGGTTTCTTGACTGAGAGAACCGGGCAAGACTTTTTCAAGAGCCTGTTTTTCTTGACCCTTTAGCCAGTCATAGTGAATCTTATCCGCGATTTCTGCCGGTGTTTCACCTTCGCCCCAGTTTTCCAACATCTTGCCTATGGATCGATCTTTCTTTCCAAATCCCTGATTTAGGCTGGAAAGCTTCATGCCGACACCTTTTGTAAGAATCGGAGCCAACACGTTTACACCTGTTCCGGTTATAACGTCGGACAAGCTAGTGTCAGACCTTGCGTTTTCTTCATCATCATAGGCAATGTCATCGGCAACTTCCATAAGAATTGGATTTCTTGCATTACTGGCCAAACCACCTGCTAATTTGCCACCGGTAGAGTTTATCATTGCTCCGACCTTAGGTGCAGACTTTTGGATAGCAGAAAGAGCCTTGCCACTTCCCGGAATCTTCACAAGGGTGTAAGCTGCATTTTGTAGGGCGTCCAGTGCATAGTCTTTGAATTCTGGATCTTCGCCGCGTTCAATAGCTTCTTGTGCTCTTGGGGCAAGCAGAGTCATGATGGAACCGCCGAGATTATGGGCAAACGAAGCAGGAGAAGTGAACCACCCGCCAAGATCTTCACCGTGGGCGATCTTACGACGTCTTTCTTTTCCACCTTGTTCCCTAAGCTCTTTTGCCAAAACCATCGGGTCCATGTCATATTGCTCGGCCATATACTTGATATCAGCCCAGGGAACCTTCATCCATTCGTCAAGAGCATTTTCACCGAACATCTTTTTCATGTCAAGGGTCTTTTCTTTTCCCCAAGCTGGTTCTGTGTGAAGAGCCTTTGAGAAAGTCGGCATACCCTTGGCTTCAACGGTCTGGGACAAGAAAGAATTCTGGACTCTCAAAAGTTCCTGGAGTTCTATGTCGCTTTCGGTTTGGTCCATCAGATCCAACAAACCGAAAATCACCTCATCCCTGAAAGATGGATTTTCTGCTGCATTGCTGGAAAGTTGCCCTTCCAGTTCTTCACGCAGCTTTGTCCTTGAAAATTCAGCCATTATCTAACCTCCTGCAAGTTGAATTGCTGGAAAACACTTCCCCAAGTATTCCAGAACTGTTTCTGTCTGCTACCGGATAAGCCCTTGTATGTTTCGTATTTCTTTAGGACTTCTGACTTCTTTTTGCTGAGTGCTGCAACTTCTTCACGTGTGAGAGGTTCACCTTTTCCAAGCTTGCTCTTGAATTCATCAAGGGTTAGTTTGCCAGCAGCAGCGGCAGCCTTCTGACTATCAACACCGATTTCAATGCTTGCGTCTTCGGCCTTCTTCTTTCGCTTTGTCTGAGAACTTTCACCGATGTTTCGAAGTTCTTCGGCCTGTTCAATGCTGATTTCGCCATTTTCAAAAGCCTGGCGAACCGTTGCAAGCCATTTTGAAGTGTCCTTTGGGGTCTTGAATGTAGCCGGTTTCTTTTCATTCAGCTTCAAGAAATTCTTGTATTGTGCGTCCTCAGTCTCTTTTTGAGTCTGGATGGATGCAGCTTCGTTTTTCTTGTTCTCTGCGTCTAAAGCTTCGGCTTCTGCTATTTTACCAGAGAAGTCCACACCAAACTTTGCCTTGCCAAGTTCAAGAAGTCCATTCACGTTCTGTTTTGCATAAGCTTCAGCTACGGCGTCGCCCTTGGATTTCTGCCAGATTTCAAGAGCCTTGTTTAGGCTTTCGTTGAATTCATTTCTTGTCTGGATATTGGCTATTTGCTGTTCGACCCCGTTCATTTCGTTTTGCCATTCGGCGTTTGCGTCCTTGCTCTTTTTCCACCTGTAGAAATCGCCACCGTCACCGCGTTTGACACGATTGGCTGCCATTTTCAATTCGATATCATCGCGTTTTTTCTGGTTGGCCTTCTTGGCGTTTTCGAAGTTTGCCTCAGCAGCCCTTCTCTGTTCGTGGACTTCTCGGATCTTTTCTTGTAGTCTAGGGATTTCTATTTCCAGTTGCTGGATTCGGTTCATTCGTTCGAGATTGTTGGCATTTTCCATTGCCATCTCGTTTTGTGCCTTGGCCCTGTTATAAGCAAGAAAAGCGTTCCCTTCGGTACCGGGAGCCTGTGTAATTCCATTATACGGAGCAGTAAAAGTCTGATCTGCATTGTCTTGATTTTCCAAATTATATGACTCCATTTGCCCCCTCCATTGGTGTTTCGAATGGTTCGTTTTTTAGTGTCGTAAGCTCGTTTTGGAGCTGTTGTAGCTGTGCCCTGAGTTGTTGTTCTTCCTGATCCAACTGGCTCAAAGTGGTGTTCATTTGCTGGCCTAGTTCATCATCTGACATAATGCCGGCTTCTTCTTCCATCATCTTTGAAAGTTCTTCGTCAAGGTTCCGGTTTCTGCCAGTCTGAATTGCAGCGCCTATTTGTCCGAGACCTTGTCCGAGTTGACTCAAATTCTGATTGTAGTCGAAGCGTTTGACCTTGATCTGTTCCGGTTTTTGGAATCTCCAGTTTATGTTCATTCCCATAAATTCCCCCTTATAAAGCAGCAACGAGCGCAGCGGCACCACCGAGCATTGAACCAATACCGCCCAGATTATCAGTCCAACCGGTTTTCTGACCTTCAAGATTTGCTATGGCAGTGTTTAGATTGCTCATGCCTTCCGTGTATGCGTTGTGGGCGTCGATTAGGTTTGAGTAGTAGTCAGACAAGCCGTTTGAATAATTGCCCAAATCTGAGTTGTATGTGGATAAAAGATTCTTGTACAGATCGACGTTTGAGTCATAGGCTTTTCTGTTTTCGTCGTTGTTCGCCTTCCACTGATCAAGAGAAGCATTTCTGTCTGTATTGTAACGGTCAAAGGCCTTGTCATATTCTTCGGAAGCAATGGCCTGTGATTTTTCGTTCAAGGCGTTCAAATAGTCAGAACTGAACATATTGCCGGCGTTTGCCTGTGATTTGGTGATTGCGTCACTGGCTGCTTTCTGTCGCATAGCAACAGCAGGACTCATAAAGTCGTTTACTGACTTGTTGTATGAGAAACTGTCCGGATTGTAGGCACCTATTCCCATGTAGGAATCAAGGGCATTATTTCGATTTTCTAAAGAATCACCATACAAACCATTTACTTTGTCAAGGTAATTTCCAAGTAAGCCTGTAGTTTGCTGGAAATTCTGACCTAAAAGATCGCCATTCTGTTCAAGGGTTCCTTTTGCTTCGCTGATTTCATCTTCATTTGAAAATGGATCGCTAAAGTCGAACCATCCGCCCCATTCACCGTTTGCAATATCAACACCTTTGGAAGTTCCAAGGCCGTTTGTCAAAGAGGGTATTGTTCCCCATGGGTCATCGTCATCTTGCAAGGTGACTGTGTTGTAATAGTCTTCAAGACCGTTTACTATTGGGTTATCTGACCATGAATCCCAATGACTAGGCTTGAATGTATTTGAAATAGGATTGTCATCCCACGCTTTCCATTTACTTGGTCTAAAAATGTCTAACATCTAACTCCTCCGTAGTATTTATACCCCCTGGGTTATTGTGATTTCCAAAAAACAGGGCTTATCCACCTTTACGCCAACATCTCCGATTTTCACTACTTTGCACGCGGTTGAGCCGTCGTTGTTGTAGATTTTGAGCATGAGCGTGTTTTCCGCTTTTCTTGGCAATAGGTAGGACCCCGGGGAATTGCACCATCTTTGCCAAATTTCCAGTCTGCTTGAAACGTGTGTGACGTCCCAATCGTTTATGCGAGAACTAGCCCAGACTCCATCCAAAGCAGACAAGAGATCCTGTTGAGGGCTGGTTCCATTTATTTCGACGTTTCTTATGTTCTTTTTCATTCGCTACCTTACATTGGGAAAGTCAGGCTTGAAACCCTGAGACTTGCATTTGTGAGGGTCAAATCCATATTTTCCGAGAAAGTGAGCCTTAGGACACATAGTCTTTGCATACCCAGGCCAAGGAACCGGACCCTGTAAAAGTATTGACCGACTTTTCCACACTCTTCCAGAATTGTGTTTCCGAAGGTGTAGCCACCATCTTCTGATATTTCCAGCTGCATTTTGGGACTGACCTCGTAATCGTCAATAGTTCCCACGTTCATTTCAAGACCTAGTTCATCAAGGATGAAATTCTGGTAATTGTTCATTACAACTGGGCTCTGTCTCCGACGAATTAGCGGGACCGAAGAATCAGCAGTGATTTCTTCCCGGTGGAAGTTGTCATCGAGATAAACCAGGGCACCGTCTTTTATGTGGCCAAAAACTGTTTTGTTATCGAACCAAACCGGATAAACCAGGTTCCATGCAAGATCCTGACCGGTTGCAAAGTCCCTGGAACTTCTTTCAGACCATTCTTTTGTCGTGAGGTCGTAACAGTAGGTTTTGTTTATTTTCGGGACATATATGCAGTAGAAAGCATGATTTGACCTTGAATAAGAGAATCCAATTATATTGTCCGTGTTTGTTCCATCAAGAACGTTGTCAAGCCAGGTTTCGGAAACCTTGCTGAAATTCGTGTCGTTGATGGCAAAGACTGCTCGCCCGGAGTTCATGCCGTTCGATACAAAGAAAACTGTGTTGTTCACCGAGGAAACACTTGTCGGAGCGTCAAGACCTATTTCTTTGTTGAATGTGTATGACGTTCTTGTCCAGGTTTCGTATTCTGCCGATCCTCTTTGCCAGAACTCAACAGATTTAGGGCCAAACACGATAAGATTAGAACCGATAGCATAAAGAGCTGTAATTGAATCACTGTTTGACTCTCCGTTTTTGTATTGTGGTAAACCGAAATCATCCAGCAACACATAGGACTCAGAATCAACCTCTTCGGTTTCAGGGGTTATTCCATCAGGCTTGTAAACTATTTTGCCCGCGGCGTCCTTCTTATAAACTTCCCGTTTCTCTTGTGAAAGTGGGTATGGGATCGAGTAGTAAGCAAAACCGGTTCCCTGATCGTTTACGATGATTGAACCGGAAACTACCTGGACGAAAGACGGTTTTATCTTGGTCTTGTCCGCAGTGATTCTGTCTGGAAGACCCAGGGCAACCAGATTTCCACCTTCTTTCAGATTGTATGCGAAAAGGTTTTCACCGTCGGCAATAAGCAAGAAAGGGCGCTCGCCACCGGTTTCTGCAAATGTCGGATAGGAATTTGTAGCTACAAAACCCAGTGCAAAGTAGTTCCAGCTATAGTCAACCCTGTATAAAATGTTGTTGATCACAAAGAATGCGTCCGGGAGGTTCTCGTTCTCATTCAGGCCGACACTTGCGACAAACGAGCCATGGCAACCGGCATTCTTTACCGATGAAAGCAATTTTTGGAATTTTACCCCAGGGACTGACTTCTGGTACTTTACGGACCCATTAGTTTCTGAATACATGTTCAGACTCATTGCTGAGCCCATCGTATTCGGGAATTTGGCCTTTGCCTGGCCACCAATCAAATCAGAGATGACAGAAACCTTACTCATTACCAGTCACCTCCAGAACGTCCGTTTATGTAGTCGTCCATATATGATCCGGTGACATTACCCCAGAGCAAGTTTCTGTTTGTCTGGTTTATACGCTTTATCAGGGATTTTTGGTCGTCAAAGTCTTCCTTGTAGGTTGCGATCCATTCCTGTAGTTTGTAGCGGACTGCTAGTTTATAGGTGAGACCGGCAAGTAACAGGCTTTTATAGGAATTCTGTAAAAGGATGGTGTCATCCAGGCCATATTCCGGGATTTCACTAATAAAAACGACTTTGTATCTGTTGGAATGGTTGGAATCCAGGGTGATTGTTCCCTTTATGCAACCAAGATCATATTGGTAAATGCTTTCATCAAGATTTTTTTCTGTAGGTGATCCTCCATAAACCGCCCAGACATAAGATGGACCGGATGGAGATCCTACTCCCATTGCAAAGCCCCAGGTGTTTGTTTCTGTTGCATACCATCGCCAATGTTCTTCGACATACTGTTTTTTACATGGTGGTAGATTCTCAAAGCGATCCACCACGATTGCGTCAGGACGGACTTGCTGATTGGTTCTTGCTTCCGGGTCAAATTCCACGTTGTAGGTGAATTCCGTCGCAAGGTGTCTTGAATTGTGGTTTATGATTGATTCGTAATTTGAAGGAATAAGGCTTACATAGTGGTTGCCATTTTCCCTTGCAATAGTCTTTATATGGGACGGGGCGAATTCTGCCTGGATATCGAAATCCTTACTCGGCCCGATTGTAATTGTATGACCAGCCCTTACGTCATAGACTTTTATGTTGTCGCCGATGTATTCTTGTTGGTTCAAAACCTGTACAAGGTCGTTCAACTCGTGCAAAGCAGATTTGGCCTTTGTTCCGTTCACTGCCTGGCCTTCGCCGACCAAACCTGTTCTTGTAAATGCTTGCTGTATTAGTTCGTTTACTGCTATCATTTTTGCCTCTTGTTATTTATGACCGGGGCAAAAAAGAAACCCGGTATTGCTACCGGGCCATAGATTAGACAGTCAGTCTGAAATTACTTTTCGATATAGACAGTAACCTGCTTACGAGCTTCTGGAACGCCACAAGCGAACGGACAGTCAAGACGGATAAGGGATTGCATATTCTTGCCATCACCATATTTTGACATCTTGACAGAAACACCGTCAACAGTGACAGTTTCATTTTCAGAACCTGGGAGATCACTAAACTTGTAGGTATCGTATGCAAGAGCGTCTTCAACACGGCAAACGCCGATGTAGTATTCCTTGCCAGATTCAAGTAAGGCTGTTGCAGTGAGAGCGCCAGCAGTTTCCACCCATGCGTTAGGGTTGCCACATGCTTCACCCTGAACAGTTACACGGAGAGGAGGAATGGAAGCCTTGCCATCCTTACTGTCAGAAGTAAGAATTACAACATAGTCCTGGTCTGTTTCCATACCGTTGACGTCAACGATCTTCAAGCCTTCAACTGCGAATGCTTCGCCCTTCTTACCGTTAGCACAAGAAACTTCGTCGATCATTTCATAACCGATTGTTTCGCCATCTTCGTTTGTAATAGGTGTAGTATTGATGGTGATTGAAGAACCGCCAGCCTTCAAGACAGGCATACCAGCAAGAGAAATCTGGGAAGCGCCTGCGTATTCGCCTAAATAGCTCTTGCCATAGATATCTTTCTGGATGGAATCTGGAATGAAATTGGATAAGCCACCTACAGCGATTTTGCCGTTTACGGTTGGAGCGTTGAAAAGAACCTTAGTTCCTGCAATGCCAACTTCTTCGAGCTTATTGGAAGCGTCGGTAAGGGTTGCAAAGTTTGCCTGACCAATAGCAGCCTGAGTTGCATGGAAAATGGTCTGATCGATAACAGCCTTCTGAATGGTCTTTGCAAGCTTGGTGCCGCGAGGTAAAGCGATTTCATCGCGGAAAGATTCCATTTCGGTAAGGTCTTCCCAGACATCGAGCTCACAAGAAGTGTTCTTGTTGTCGAGGGTGATTTCCATTTCGATTTCATTGATGGTGTCTGGATCTGCCACGATACCGTCAATTACTTTGCCAGGGTCTGGAATATAGACCTTGTAGGAACGGCCATATTTCTTGTTCTTGAGTTCGGATTCTGATAAATAGGATTTGGATTTCTTGATGTAGTCCATATTGTCAGCTACAACAGCAGCCAACATCTTTGTCTTTTTGTTGTTTGTAAATTGATTTGCCATAAATTTTCCCTTCTTTGTGAATGATTCTTGATCATGATTTCGGATATTCACTTGCCCATTCAAGCTGCTCCGGGTTAGCTACACCCTCGGCGATTCGGCCCTTGGCCATGGGAGAGAAGGTTTTTGTTCTGAACTTTCCAAACAGTCGATTACAGGCGAATTAGCTGGATTCACCGGCAATCATTTCTTTATTTATGGCAGATGTTTTTATATATTGGAAAAGAGGTTTATATGTTCGATAAGAAAGAAATCAAAGGCTGCACAGTAAGCTGCTTTGGAGAAAACTCTTTTGAAATCCGTGGGAAAAGCGGATATTCAGATGTTGTTGACTATAACGAAAAAGATGGTATTTCTATTGAAGATTTCATCAACGACCGTGTTGACGCTTTCAACGAACTAATGGATTTTCTTGACAATCAGAATGAAACTTATGCCGAAATCCAAGACAAAGCGATTGAATTTTGGAAAAATCTTAGACGGGTTGATAGCTGGGCAGAACATGTCATCCAGGCTGTTGATGTCGTTTTCACCAACGACAAGATACAATCGATTCACAAAATCTTATGGAACTCATACGAATCCTACATGAACCTGTTGCTGGAAAAGTACCCACAAGTAAACCACTTCAAAACATATTTGATGAAAGTTCTAAAGAATGAAGTGAATCACAAATGCAAGAATCATGTTCAAGCGCCATAAAAGAAAACCGGGTTTCAAGCCCGGTTTCTTTGTATATGGAAAACTCGTGTCCACTATTGTAGAGAGTATATAGGTTTATCTCTTTCTGATAAAGTTTCTTAGATCTTCCTTATTAGAGAACATATCCACAGTCTCATTCTTGGAGATTCCAGGTTTGCCAATAGGTTTCTGCAAGTTTGGACTCTGTGTGACTGGCTTAGTGAAAAGTTCCCTTTCGATCATCTTCAACTCAAACAGGCGACTCATCGGATCACTCTGGGAATAAACCTGTTTCACCTTGTTTGGATCCTTCGCTAGTTCGTATAGGAGCTTAGGCCCCTTTGGATTCTTCATGATGTACTCGGCGACATACTTTTCCCGGTCCATAATATCTTCAAGGCCGTTATCGAAAGCCCTCTTTACCACATTCATGTAGTCGTCACGGGCTTCTTTTGTGTTGAAGCACTCGTTTATATTGTTGTCGATTTGTTCGCGAAATTGGGCGTCCTGTGCGTCCATTTCCATCTCTTTCTTGTTCTTCTCGTTCTGTTCATCCAGGATCTTGTTCATTCGCTGCTGGACGATGTAGTCTATGTATTCGTCGTCAGTCTGAAATGAGTCCCTGAGCTTTTCCTTGTACTTGTCCGGATTTTCCAGTTTATCAAGCCTGGATTGGAGATCCTCGAAGGCTTTTCTCTGTTCTGCAAGCTGGGATTCGTATTTGGATTTCTGCTTGCCCAGTTGCTTCCTGAAACTGTATTCTGCCTTCTGGAGGTCCGAAAATTGGCGTTTTTCGCCTGATTTCGCCGCCGGATCTTCCGAAATATCGATTTCTTCGTCCATATTCGCGTTTCGGGGCACCTCTGGGCTCGCCGTTTCGCTTTGGCTTGTACTTGCTAGGGTTTCAGAAACGGATGGTTCTGGGCTTGTTTCTGGGTCTTTTTCTTCCATTACCTTTGAAAGGTTACTCATTCATTACCTCATGTATGCAAATTCAAAAGGTCAGCCCGGCATATTCGGTACTGACCTTTTATTTATGAAACGGAATTTTTACAAGAAAGTGTTTGGAATTTCATGTGGTTGAGGACATATTTGGGGTACCATTATGAACAAAAATAAAGGAGGCTAGATAATGGCAATTATTCATTTGCATGTAATTGAATTCAGGGACATTCCTAATGGAAACATTTACCTTGGTGGAGGCTCTTTCAAACGGACTGCAAACGGTTATGAAAGTTATCTCGATCTTCGTGGGACAAATGTCAGATTTCCGTTAGAAATACATCAAAAAGGGATTATGTATGAAGCTACATATCCCGATGGATCTACAGGCTTTGTTGACTGCAAGTTTGATTACGATTTCGATTTCGATGAAGATTCCACCACTTGGTAATTTCTAATCCTCAACATTCCCTAGTACAGTGAAGGCATATTCCCGGATCTTTCGTTTGTCAAAGGTCGAAATTATCTGGGAGTCTTCGCTTGTATAAGTCAACGCCAGCGCGTCAGCCGTGTCTGGCGATCTGTTTATTATAAGCTTGATTTCTTCCTTGGGCACTAGCAAATATCTGTCTGACTTGTCCAAAAGAAATCTGGTGTTTAGCAGTTCCTCTTTTATATCCCTGTCGTCGATATACAAACCGTTTCTTATAGCCTTGGCCAGGTTGAAATACATTTCAGAACGTTTGTTGCTGTATGACGGGTTATCAGCTTTACTGGAGAATGGAACAAGATTGACGTTGCCGTATTCCCTGGAAAGAACTGCATAAAGCCCTTCGCCATAGCCCATATCGATGTTGATCTCGTATATGTCCGACGTGTTGTAGCCCTTGGCCAATAGCTTTCTCTTGATAAACGAGCTTGCGTCAAACGGGTCCAGTTTGTCATACTTGGAAATGTCGATGATCTTATTGCCCTTTCTCATGCAAATTACCGACTTGTCCCGACCCTGACCGGATCCATCAATCCCGATCTTTAT